CGACGTGTTCAGCAATTCGCAACAGGCGCGTGACTACCTCGAAGCCGCGACATTTCAGAACGCCATGCTCATCACGTCGATCCCTGCGCAGTATCTGGAACAGGTGCAGAACATCGTCATGACCAACATGCGCGCCGGTATGCGACCGTCGTTCATCGAGAAGGCGTTGAGTCAGCAATTCGGTGTTACGACGCGTCGGGCGAAAATGATTGCACGCGATCAGACCGCGAAGGTGCAAGGCGAATTGAACAAGCGTAAGCAGACTGCTGCGGGGTTCTCGTACTTCCGTTGGGTCGACAGTCATGACCAACGCGTACGCCATCACCACCGTGAGATCGCGGATAAGGTGACCGACTACGGGAAAGGGGTTTACCGGTGGGAAGATTTACCGCTAAGCGACAAGGGTGAACCAATTCAGCCCGGGTCAGACTACCAGTGTCGCTGTGTTGCGGTAGCCGTCCCGGACTTCAAAGTCGAACAGTTTCAGGAAGGTAAGGGTTAGTAAAAAATGATCCACAGCGGTGCAATGATTGCGAGTGCCCAACCGAGACACGAAAGTGTATGAGTTAGTCGATACTGCTCATCTTTGTGCACCCACGCCATCCAGAGAAATCGCTCGGTTTCGGTGAACGCCCGACCTTCCAGCTTTTCACGAACAATTTGCTGCATCGTCTCGTGTTTCATTGCGCAGCCTCCCCCGCCAGTCCCGCATACGCAGCCATGTCCTCGTAATCATCCGCCACGAACACACCGTTGACCGCCCGGGCGTACTTGAGCTGAATCATGAATCGCCAGCCCTGCGCCTCGGTCAAGTTCGTACCTTCCTGGGCATTGAACGCCGCCACGGCGCGAGCCATCGACCGTTCACCCGCTTCGCTGTCACGTTGCACCGCACGGTCACACATGTGACTGACGCCACGCTCTAGGAACTCGTGGGCGGCGCTGCGTGGTGCCGCTGGCCGCGATACGTTCACATAAACGAGTGGTACGAGATCCGGATCAGACCAGAACGTCTCGCGGTTTTCGCTTGGTTCCCAGCCGTCCATCCACACGTCTTTCACTGCTGGCGTGACGCGATAAAATAGTCTATCGGCACTATCTTTTCGCCAAACGTGTGTCGCGCCTTCCGGAATATCGCTCATATTTGCCTCATTCATTGTTAACGGTTATGATTGCCCGCATTGAGCCATGTGGATCAGTTAATGCCGATCATCGTTTGTGACAGATCAAGCTATCGCGTCACTCGTCGTGAATATACCGACGAGGGGTTTCTACGCGTTCCGGGTAACGTCGCACGTACCGGCATTCAGGAATATCTCGCTCGTGAGCTGGGCCTTCCTGGCGATCCGAATCGCATCATCCGCGTGTACCGTCCCGCTGAAGAAGTGTTCAAAGATGAATCGCTCGCCTCATTCGATGGCGTTGACGTCACTGTAAACCACCCTGACGGCCTCGTCAACAGTGAGAACTTTAAAAAGGTTTCCGCTGGTGTGGTACGTGGTGCAGGTCGACGCGACGGCGATTTCGTTCAATGCGACCTGATCGTCAAAGACAAAGCGGCCATCAACGCCTTGAACATGGGCAAGTGTGAACTCAGCGTCGGTTACACCGCTGTTTACACCGAGGCGCCCGGCATGACCGCCGACCGCGAACCATACGACTACGTTCAAAGCGATATCAAGATTAACCACGTCGCCCTGGTAGATCGTGCCCGGGCGGGTGCTAATGCGAAAGTGTTCGACCATACCCACTCTGGAGGCAACACAATGCCTGTACTCATTACCACTGATAGCGGGCGCAGCGTTGATGTTGCTGATCCTGCAAATGCCCAGGTAGTCGCCGACGCGTTCGACCGACTGACCCTGCGCGCAACCACTGCTGAGGCCGCCGCCGAGAAAGCTCAAGCGACTGCCGACGGTACCGCCGAGAAACTGACCGCCGCTCTTGCGCTTGGCAGTGACGACGCGATCAAGACCCGTGTAGCCGCTCTGGGTGCGCTGAACACCACCGCTCGTAAAGTGGCTGGCGATGCGTTCACCTGCGACAGCGTCGACCCGACCGAAGTGATGCGCGCTGCGTTGCTGGTCAAGCGTCCAAGCGTCGATTGGGCTGCGAAGTCCCCGGCGTACATTCAGGCATCGTTCGACATGGCTGCTGAAGTCGAGCCGTCCGAAAAGGATGTCGTGACAACCGTTACCGGTGATACCGCGACCGTCCTGAGTCAGTTGCTTGCACTGGCTAAAGATGCGTCGGGCAAGTCCACCGCTGACAAAGCCACACCAACCGTCGACGCGTACAGCGCCTACAAAGATAAACAGGCCAACGCCTGGAAAGGAGACGCAAAATGAGCGTAAGTGGCGGCAACGCAATTAACCACGGCGTCGCGTATGCGGGTATGGTTTCCACCGGTTTCCAACTGCGTAACGGCGTCTCCAAACTCAATAAAGGCACCGTGAACATCGCGTTCGGCCTGGGTGTTGTGACCGACGGTGACGACGGTGCGAAACTGCCCGTAGCCGCTTCGACCGCTGCTCAGTTCATCGGCGTCATCAAGCGTGAGCTGAACCGCGCCTACACCGCTACCGATGTGGTCGGCGCTGTAGCGAAGCGTGACATGACCGTCGTGACCAGCGGCGAGATCTGGGTTACTGCCCGTGTAGCCGTAGTCAAAGATGACCCGGTGTACGTGGTTGTCGGTGATGGTACTGGCACCAACCAGGGTCAGTTCTCGAACGTTGTCGGTGCTGCTGCGACCCTGGCCGTTCTCGTGCCGGACGCCAAATGGACCAGTTCGGCAGGTGCCGGTGCGCTGGCTAAAATTTCTCTGAACATTGGGGGCTGATCATGACTCAGCGCACTAAGATTTCCGTAGCCGTTGCTGACGCATACGCTGAGCGCAATGGTCTGCCGGTTGGCCATCAGGTAACGTTCACCGACGGTCTGCCGACCGTTGACGACGGTATCGCGTTTTACATCTCGCAACTGGCGAATCTGGAAGCTCGGATTTATCAAGCGAAGTACACGTCGATCAACTTCCAAGAGTTGGTACCGATCAACACGAACGTTCCAGAATGGGCCGATTCATGGGATTACATTTCGTACGACGCCGTCACCATCGGCAAGTTTATCGGCTCCAGCGCCGACGACCTGCCAAACGTGGCAATCGCTGCGAACAAAACATCGGTGCCAATCGGTTACGCTGGCAACAGCTACGATTACAGCCTGGACGAGTTGCGCAAGTCGCAACAAATGCGTATCCCGCTGGACACCACCAAGGCTCAGGCAGCGTTCCGTGGTTCGCAGGAACACACCCAGCGTGTGGCTTACTTCGGTGATGCCTCTCGCCAGATGACCGGCCTGTTCAACAACGCCAACATCGCGTTGGACTCGTCGACCGTCAACTGGGCAACTGCTACCGGCCCTGAACTGGTGCAGGACATGAACTCCCTGCTGGTAAAAGTGTGGGTCAACTCGGCCAACGTACACGTTCCGAACGTGCTGGTACTGGACTCCGTGCGTTATGCGCAAATCTCCAGCAAGCGTATGGATACCGGTACAGACACCACCGTGTTGGAATTCTTCCTGCGCAACAACCTGTACACCCAGCTCACCGGTAACGCTCTGCGCGTTGTGCCACGTCTGCAACTGACCGCCGCTAACCTCGCCGCTGGTGGCGTGTCGAACGGTTCGAAGGATCGGATGATGGCCTACGAACTCAATGACGAGAACCTGGGCATGGTCAACCCGATCCCCTGGCGTGCACTTGCCCCGCAGATGCGCGGCTTGAACGTGTTTGTACCGGCGGAATACAAGACCAGTGGGGTCGAAGTGAGGTACTTATTCAGCGCTGCCTACCGTGACAGCTTGTAAAATGTGATGATTGAGGCGCTTCGGCGCCTTTTTCATGTCGTCATGTTGACCAATCCGTCACACGCGTACACAATAACCCAACCCCAACACATTCGAGGTAACCCCACATGCTACTGCGAAACAATGCCAAGCGACTGATCACTGTCAACGGACCAATGACCGAGGCAGGCTACAGCGAGTACTACGACATCAAACCCGGCGAAAACCCGGCAGTCGACGTCCCGGATCATTTGTGTCAGTCCGACTTTGTCCAACATCTGCTGTCCACCCGTGATCTCACAATCGAAGCGGCACCAGCGGCTGACGACGATCTCGAAGCGCTGCGCAACGAAGCACTGCTGCTCGGTATCGACGTCGACAAGAAGTGGAAAGCCCCACGCATCCGCGCCGAGATTGACAAAGCGAACACCTAACACCCAGCGCCAAAGACCGAGAAGAATGGTGAGTCTGACGAACGAGTTCACCCGCTAAACCCGCACACGCGGCAGTTACACTGGCCCGCCACTGTGCGGGCTTTTTCATGCGTGCTATCCTGTAGCGAACTAACCGAGGGTCGCGACATGGCGAGCTGGAAAGACGACTTAGCACTCGACGCGATGTTCCTGCGCGTCATGAATGGCCTACGTGGCCTTGTGACCCAGGATTACAACTCGGTGAACGTGAAGAAAGGTGTTCAATACGAGATCAGTGGTAACACTGCTGTTCTGGCTGACGGCGCGAGTATCGACACGATCTTCACGACTGGCGCCCTCCCCGTCATCATCAAAAGCCGTATCGTGAAGTTCAACGGTACGAGTATCACCACCCGTGTGTATCGCGCACCAACGTATACGGGTGGTACGATCACCCCGTACTTCAACCTGAACGATATCAATCCGGTGGTTGGCGGTGTGACGGTTCGTACAACCCCCACTGTGACCGTCGTGGGTACAGAGTTCGGCGCGCCAACGTTCGATGTCGGGTCGGTGGGTAACGGTAACTCGAGTCTCAGCACGTATTCGATCACGGGTATCGAGCGCGTACTACGCCCCAATACCACGTACTTGCAGCGAATCACGAACGACTCCGGTGCTGCACAGCGTGTGACGTCGTACCTGACGTGGTTCGAGGGTACTCCCGACTTCCCTAACGCGGACTATCCATAATGGTCATCACCCAGGCAATGATCGACAGCTTCCGGGCTGAATTCTTCGCGTTCGCCGACGAGACCAAGTGGCCCGACGCGTTGATCTCGTGCGCGTTATGTGAGGCTGACGCCGAGACTGGTTCGAGTCGTTGGGGCGCGTACGAGGATGAGTGTCACAACTTCAAGCGGCGCGGCATGTTCTACTTCGCTGCACACTGGCTCGCGACCAACTACGGTACAGCCGGTGTGACCGCTGACCCGAACTCTGAGGCGCGCCTGAACGTCGCCAGCAAATCGGTGGGCGACGAATCGATTGCATACCGAGTACCCAAAATGATGGACGTGGGCGACGACTGGTTGACCTTCACCGTGTATGGTCAGCAGTTTTATCGATTGCGCCGACGCGCGGGGATGGGAGCGATAGCAGTATGAGCGCCGATACGTCGTTACCCGCGAACACATGGTCAAACGTGTACGCCGCCACGGGTATTACGCCCGGTACGCCGATTCAGATATTCAACAAAGCGATATGGGATGTGACGGTGCAAGAGGCTGGATCGCAACCGGGCGCTGCGTCTCGTGATGGTCCGTGCATTTGCCGCGCTGATACATGGATTGCGGACCAGAGCGGCGTAACGGGCTGCTGGGTATGGTCACCCGGTCCAATCTGGATCAACGTTCAGGTGGTGACCGATGCTTAAGCCTCGAGCGTTGCACAGTGCCAAGACCAAGCGAATGGAAACGTACACCGGTACCACGGACGCGGCGGGGTTACTGACAGTCACGTACCCTACCCCGTTCGCGGCTGTACCGAACGTACAACCCGGACCGGTCCCGTCGAGCGACATGGTGTGGTCGCTGGTGTCCAGCACCGTCAACGGCTTCAGCATTCGACTCGTCCAGCGCGCTACGGTCACACTGTTGGCGGTGCAGGTGTTGCTCGGTACCGTTACGAACGTGGCGGGTTCGGCTGCTCAGGTGTTGGTTGTGGAGCGCTGACAGGTAACACCACGCAGCGACAGTTAAACGATTGATATTTCCACGGGTTGGCTGTGCGATCTCGCTTATTAACCAACATCCGAAAGATACGACCCGTAATATGACGAGCCAACGGATCACCCCGCTCACACACTGCATACTCAACGGCCCGGGTAATCGCTTGCGGGCCGACCCACCCGATACGGGTATCAGCGTTCCACGCCAAACGGGTCGCACCGTATGCGAGCTTGAAACACTCACGGGCAGTCATCATCACCCCAACTCCTTCTCGGTCTTACGTGGGTTCTGCACGACGAAACTCTCGTTCTGATGTGCGTCGTTGTAGAACATGTCGCTGCACACGAACCCGGCAGCCTGGAGCGCGTCACGTGCAATCTTTGACAGCGTCGCACGACTGGCACCCTTGAACGTTATGGTCGCGTTGGTCATGGTGTCACACTCACGTAAAGAGGTAACCAATACCAGCAATGACTAAACCCACACCGGCTAATCCCAATGCTGTGAACAATACCCCGGCGATACCTGTCATTAGGATGGTCCCCACACCGTCATGTTCTTTCCAACCCACAATCATCCCGGCGATGAGCGCGAAAAGGAGGGCGAGGATACAACCTTTGATTATGTACGTACCGGCCTCTGAAGTCGGAGTCGGATAAAGGGTTTCAACGCATGACGCATATTCTTGTTTATCCCCGACGGAAGCCCGGGCAACGTCGAATCGACTTTCGAACACAGTACAACGATCGACACGTGCGCGGTGCGCGGCCTCCTGAGCCATCGCATTGTTTGCTGCGCTTGCTGCGGTAAGTCCAGCATTGACTGCCGTCATAGACATGATTGACACCTCAAATTATCGGTTGCTTGCCATACTTCTTGGTCGCGAGTTCAGCGTCTTTCCAACCGCTGCGCCAGTCAAACGCCGCCGTGGCGTCGAATGCGTCACCGTTGATAAACGCGTTCCAACCTTCGTCGTAGTAGATCATTGAAAGGTGTACCCCACGGCAGGTTTCGGGGACTTCGCGTCCCGAGTCATGAATATGGTGAGTACCAGCAGCGCAATCATATCGACCGCACCGCTTGATCGTTCAGACGCTGACACTCTTCGGCAGTCGGTATCACGCGGCTATCTTCCCAGCTCCGGCGCGACTCGCCTCGGATCAAGTTGGAAAGCTTGCGACGAACCAGGCGCTGCGTGAAATTCTGAAACGTTACGGTTTCGTACACGCTACCGGCGAGATGCAACAGAAAGTATTTCATGGTCTGGCTCCGTAGATTAGGATTCGACGGAGCCAGTTTTACCACTTATGACGAGCCTGTCAATATAATAATTATCACGCCGCCGCTGGGACCAATGTGAGTTCCGGCGGTGCGAATCGCAAGAACCTCTGCATCACCATGCGCACCTCGCGTTCCATCTCTTGCTGGTGGTCGGTGGGGATCTTATCGGCTAACAGCATCGCGTCATGCCACAGGGCGCCTATGAGGCTGTCAGGGCCTTTGACGTCTACACCTTCCATCTCGGGGCGCGACGGTGCTGGCGGCTCGGCAAGCTTGCGCTGATGCGAGGCCTGACGTATCTCACGGATGGTCGTACGCATCGCCCCGACCGTTTCGAACGACAGGACGTCCAACTTCAGGCGATAGGCGGCTCGGAAGGTCGACACATAGAGTTTCACTGCGTCGGGTGCCGGCTTCTCTTTAGAGCCCGCTGCGGGGCGTCCCGCCGTCTGACTCCACCCGTTGGCCTGGAACGCGTCCCTGACCTTCTCGTTGAAGTGGTTTAGGTCTTTCACGTCCTCAGACTTGAGCGTCGAGAACATACCGTTTGCGGCACTTTCTACGCCTTTTGCTTTGGTGGCAATCTTGATGAAGTCCGCTGCTAATGTGTTCATTTTCACTACCTCAATTTGGGTTGGGTAGCGTCCATGCGTTTGTAGCGCCGTCGTTATCATGTCTGTGCGGCAATGTCAGTATGAGTGAAATGACGGGCTCGTCAATCATGGTCAGACGAACGGTCGTTTGTGACCAGATCGCATCGGATGGTCACGAAATGTCCAGTGTAATTTTCTGGTCACGGAAATGAAGGTGACTCGACAGTCCCGGCGTGACCACATAGGCTTTACTGGTCATGAAATGTCTTTTTCAGGATTACCGGTGCTAAAACAATACCCCGTACCCCGGAACTCGCAAACTATCCGGGGTACGATTCTAGCGCTCTAGCTCGCGGGTTTGAGGGGTGTTACCCGAATACCCCGCATCGATCTCACTCTCACGCCGCTGGTTATATACTGTTACTGCATTACATATGTATCATTCCTATTCTAATATTATTTATTAAGGGTATCGGGGTATAGAATATAAGGAGGTGTCTATTCCGGTACTCTCAGCGATACCCCGAATGTCTACCCCGTATAGAATTACCGGGGTAAGGATTGTCACGACAACCATTGTGGTATTATTCGACTCATGCCTATCACTCTGAAAACCGTTGACTTCCAACGGGCCGTTGACACGCTGAAAACGGAACTGAAAAAGTTTCGCGGAGGCAAGTACGCGCTCGTCGGGATTCACGAGGACGCTGGGAAAGTCGAGGGTGAACAGATGACCGAGGCTGAACTCGGCGCGCTTCAGCATTTCGGGACCGATGGGCCGCCCAAGATTCCCGCCCGTCCCTGGCTCGATGTGGGGGTACAGTCCGGTACGGTTGACGTGATCGATTACGTTCGCGACCAGATCGGACAAGGCGCAAACCTCGACACTGTTATCGAGGGTGTCGGTATCCTGGCGGCCGGGGCGACTCAGCAGTACATCACGGATCTGAAGACACCGCCCAACGCACCGTATACAATCGCCAAGAAGGGATCAGACAACCCCCTTATCGACACGGGTCGCATGCGCGCCTCTGTCACGTCCACCACCACTGACGAAAAGCCTACGGAGGGCCTTGCGTAAATGTCCCTCGACATGAAAGATTTCGTGGACGCCGTATTCGTATCGGTTCCTGCGACTCGTACAGCGATGACTGGTGGCGGCTACGTCGACGGCATTTTCGTCCCTGGCTCGACCACTACCGAACCCTACGTCGTGAACATCCAGCCGGTAAGCGAGCGCGAACTCGACTTTCTGCAACAAGGCGGTGAGCGCATCGTCGACGCACGTCGGATCTACGTGAACGCGGGTAACATGCAACTGATCGACCAAACCGGTACGTGGACTTTCATCGGTCAAACGTGGAAGGCGCACAAGTGCGACAACCGTTACTGGCGAAACTACTGCAAAATTATCGTATCCAGAATCGACGATCAGGCCTGATCATGACAAACGAACAGTTATTCGCCATTCTGCGACCGATCATCATGACCGTGACGGGTGTCCCGGAATGCATCCTGGCGGATCAGAACGCCAAATCGCCCACAGGTGAATACGCGTCGATTCGACCACGTCAGAGCATCGACCAGCGCGGGCAAGCTCACATCTACCCGATTAACAAGATCGGCGATCAAGTTACCGTCGATGTGCGCGCCCAGGTCATCGCCACGGCAAGTGTGAACTTCTATCGAGGTGACGCGATGGCCCGGGTCGAACGTCTCAAGGAGTGCAACAAGCGCCCCGACGTGTCGATAGATCTGTTCAAGGCGAAGGTACGATGGCTCGGTACTTCAGCCGCCAACAACCTCACAGCGCTACAGTCGGTCAACTGGGAGCAACGTGCGCAGATCAGCATTCGACTCGGTTACGAGGTATCGAATATCAACGATATCAACAACATTCTGAGCGCCAGTATCATCGTCGAAAACGAAGACGGCGTGGTACTAGAGACGATCAACGTACCGTGATAGACTCTCGCGGGATTACACACCTTCTTGGAGTTAGCAAATGAGCTACCCAGCAACGAATATCATTTCCGTAAACGCGAGAATTCGTCCGGCGGGCCTCGGTACTGCTAACTTCGCGAGTGCGATGTTGTTTGCCCCGAATGGCGAGCTTCCTGTCGGATTTACCGCTGACACCTACCGCTCCTACTTCACGCTGACCGCTCTGGCGGTTGACTTCCCGGACACCACCGAAACGTACAAGGCTGCCCAGCGCTGGCTCGGCGGCACCCCGGCAACGCGTGAACTCAAAGTGTGGGCAACCGCACTGGCTGATGCGACGTTCACCGCGACACTGAACAAAGCGCGCAACGTCGTCTGGTGGTACTGGACGCTCATCACCGCACCGATCCTGGCTGTCGAAGCGACCGCTACCCTGATCGCCCAATGGTGTGAAGATAACGGTTCGATGTTCATCAACAACCAGACCGGTACGTCGGCGGGGCTGATCCGTGCGAACACTGCTGGCAACATCGCAATCGACTTCACGACTGCCGGTTTCCGTCACGTGTTCACACCTGTGCATGCGACTGATGCTTACGCCGGTAACGCCCTGGCGAAACACTTCGCCGCTGTGAACTACTCGGCTGACCTGTCGACCATCACTGGCGAGTTCAAGAAGTCCCCGGGTGTGACCGCCGAGGATCTGACCGACACCGCTTACTCGAACATGATACTCGACACCGTCAAAGCTGTGTTCTATACGGTTGTCGATAACCAAGGGTCGACCGATGCAGGGCGCTGGATCAATACCAGAACCCACAGCGCATATGGCGAGTTCATCGACGATGTCGTGAACTTGGACGCGTTTATCAACTTCCTGACCACTGCGCTGTATAACTCGTTGGCGAACGTGCCGACCAAACTGCAACAGACGCCGGTTGGTCAGGCTGTGCTGCTAGGTACGGCTCGTCAAATGGGTCAACAGTTCATCTCGAACGGTTACCTGGGTCCACGCAACTACATCGACCCGGATGACGGTGTCGAGAAATATACCCTCGGCTTTGAAATCCTGACCGTGCCCGAGGACATCCTCGACCTGTCTGAAGCTGATCGTAACGCCCGTAAGTCTGCGCCGATTCGCATGCGTCTCTTCCGCGCTGGCGCCATCCATTCGGCTGTCGTTGATCTCGACGTCTACTAAGGGGAATACCTGTGAGCTTATCGAACTTCTCTACAGACCTCTGTGTCGTCACCGTCAACGGTCGTCAGATCAAAGACTGGGGCGAGACTGCTACACCGTACACCGACGCCCCAATCGATCCGAAAGCGGCGCTTCGGCGCGGTCAGGGCGGTAACGCCATTCGCCTCAACCGGATCAACCCGGGGCGTGCGGTGAGCCTGTACCTGAACCCAGGTTCGCCCGACTCGGCATACTTGCAAGGTCTCCACACGTCGAACGCCAACATCACGCTGACCTACACGCAGATCGGCACTCTTGAGGTTGCCCTCGGCATCGAAGGCGTGATGGTGAACGACGGCGAACGTGGTCGCGGCGGTATGACTATCAACGACGATCAGTTCATGTTCGAGTTCAACAACTGGACGGCGAGCCGGGGTTAATCGATGAGTCAAGTTAAAGCATTCACCGTTGGCGCCAAGACGTATAACGCTGCGATGGCATCGGCGGTGAAGCAGGATGAGTTATTGAGCATGCTGACGGCGCCTCTGATGGAACGTGCCATGGCGGCTGCCCAGGTGGGGAAAGAGCTTGGTGACGACATCATCGGTCCGATGTTCATGTCGATGAACTACGCTACTAAGGTCAAGATCGCCGAGATCCTGATGAATCAGGTATTCTTAGCGGGCACGAGTATCCCAGTCACCATTGAGGACTTCTCCGGACGAATGGTTGAATACAACCAACTGCTCGCGAAGCTGCTGGTGTTTAACATCGGGGATTTCTCGTCATGGCTGCAAAGCGTCCTCGGCGACGTCAAGCAGCCGCCAGCTCCGGTAACCGATCACCAGTGAACTGGTTTTTAATGCGCCCCTGTACGGGCGTCGAGGGGGTCTGTCCACCGTTGTGCAAATGGTCAGACCTCACCGATGGAACGTACGGGTTGGTCGATGTCGAGAGGTTCAATACCGCAATACGTGAACTTGTCGACGCCAGGGTGGCGCAGCTCAATAATCCGAAGTAGAATAAACGCGCGGCTAGGGTCATCCCCGAACGTCAGCTAGTCACTGATCGCCGCAACTCCCTCCGACTACCTTCTGACCGAGGTTCTGAAATGGCTGTAAAAATCCCCCAAGACGTACGAGAACGACAGCTCCGAGAGCTTGCCGAGGCTGACGGCTATACGTTTGCTGGATGGGTCGACGGGTATAAGAATAATAAAAGTAAGGTCGCCGTCGACTGCCCGTCGCATGGTCGTTGGGATGTTGAATTGAAAAGTTTTGTCCTTTACGATAGTCGTTGTTCCGCGTGCAAAGGTAAAAGATTAGTTTCTCGATTCGATCGGGAACAACAAATCGCCGATGTGGCGGTAGTCAATGGTTGGCTATATGAAGGTGTGATCGGCGACTTCATCGGTGTATTTTCGAAAATACGTCTGACTTGCCCAGTCCATGGCGAATGGACCACGACAATCAACTCCATTGTGAATAACAAACGTGGTTGCGGAGGGTGTGGGATAAATAAGCGCAGTATGACCAGAACCGTAGACAAGGATGTTCGCGAAAGACAAATACGTACAATCGCCAAAAAGGGTGGGTATTCGTTTGTCCGGTTCGAGCGTGAATATGAAGGTGTATTTTCTAACGTTATAATCAGATGTCCAGTCCATGGTGAGTGGTCTGTATCTCTTGACAACTTCATAAACCAAGGTACCGGCTGCGTTGCTTGCGGGATTATTTCTCGTGCAGCATCTCGACGAATACCCCAATATGAACGTGAGATGCGAATTAACAAAATAGCAATCGAACATGGTTATTCGTTCATGGGGTGGGTTGACAAATATAAGAATTGCGACAGTAGGATGGTGATGGAATGCGTGGTACATGGTAAGTGGGAGACAACTCCAGACGGTTTGGAGGGCGGTAATCGCTGTCCGGGCTGCGCACAGTACGGTTATTCCACGGGTAAATCGGGCGTCCTATACGCTCTATTTTCTAGATGTGGGCAGTTTGTAAAAATAGGCATAAGTAATTCACCAGACAGGCGCCATCGCGAACTAAAACATAGAACACCCTTTGACTTCACGATCCATCGCCAGCTCCATTGTGAAGACGGGTCAATCCCACCCATTCTAGAAAAGCAGTTTCACGATGCGTTCCCATCGGCGGGCCTGTCTGGCTTCGACGGTGCAACAGAGTGGCGTTTGTGGCATGATGATGTGAATATTTGGTTTGACCTTCTTGGCGGGTGATCACAATGGCGTCGGTGCTCAGCACGTTCCTCATCGGTTTGGGATGGGAAAAATCTTCATTCGATACAGGCACACGTGATGTCGAGCGCTCCCTCAATGGGATCAAGGTCACGACTCTCGGCATCAGCGCCGCGTTGCTCGGGGTGTTCGCCGGGGTGGCGACCGCAGCGATTAACACCGCCAAGCAAGTCGATCAACTCTCACTCGCCACCCAAAATTTAAACACGAATAAACAGTTCGTTTACAACCTCGGGGGAGCTATGAAGCTTCTCGGGGGTGATGCGGCTAATGCACTGACCGAAGTCCAGGCGATAGAAGAAACGCTCGCCAATTTCCGACTTAAAGGTGAACTCGGCGCAATCGGCGAACTCCCTTTCGCATCGGTACAACTCAACGACCTCGCCAAATCGCAGAGTGCGTCCGAGTTTTTATCGAAGCTTGCCGAACAAATCCCCAACCTTGATAATCCTCAGAAGCAGGTAGTCCAACAATCGCTTGGGTTGTCCGATGCCACAATGAAGGCGTTGAACGGGGGCGCTCAAGGGTTCGAGGGATTACTACAACGTTCGGAAGACTTAACCGGTACCATTGGTCAGCTAACCGACAATTCCCGAAAGCTGAGCGAGAACTTCGCAACGTTTGGTTTGCGACTTACTGGGATAGGTAATGAGATCGCCGAGAAAACTTTACCCAGTTTGATCGGTTTTTCTGGTTGGGCGAACCAGTTCGTCGAGAAACATCGCGACGACATCAGCGGTGTGATCGATACCGCTGCCGATAACCCGGGTTCGATCAGCGCACTGGGTGGGGGCGCCGTCAGTGCAACGCTTGGTGCGCTGTTTTCCAAGCTCGGGTTGACCAGCATCGGTGGCGTCGCGTCGAAAGCCGGTACGGCGGGGATCATTGCGGGCGGTGCGACACTCGCCACGGACGTGACATTCGATATCCTTGAAACGCATTTCCCCGGTCTGAAGTCGTTTGAACAGAACGTGGACCAAGGTGCTCGTAACATGGGCCTCGGTAAACTCGTCGATTTTTCTGACTGGTTATTTAATACCGAGACGTCACCGTCAAATACCCCATCGTGGCACGATAAGCAGCAGCTACCCGACCAATCGTCGTACACACCCGATGCTATGCCGAGTCCGTATAAAGACGTGACACCTCGCACAGAGGAAGACAACGACGCACTGGTGAAAGCAATCCAGGCGGCGAAGGTAAACGTCTCCAACAATGTGAACTTGAACGTCACACTTGATGGTCAGGCCATTGACGCCAAAATCACCGAAGTTACAGAGCGTGCCAATTACAGTACAATCGACGACGTCCGCTCTTCGACGTCGAGGTAACCCGTGAGCATTGTCCAACTCTTCACCAAACAAGCGCCGACCATCGCGGGTTACTCGTTCGATGCAGTGCTCGAAGACACGTTCGAAGCCACGGTGGAAGTGACCACGTATCCGATTGAGTCGGGCGTGCGTGTATCCGACCATCGGATATTGCAACCGTTCAAGTGGTCGATGATAGGGGCGGTGAGTAACAACCCGCTCAAGATACAGTTGACCGATTTCCTCGGCGGGGCGCTGTCGAACCTGACGAATAATCCATTAGTTTCGACCATCGCCGGTCTGTCGGCTGGGTTCCTGGCGGGTAGCGATGAGACACGCGCCAGTACCACGCTACAGTTCCTCATTGTACTCATGCAGTCGGGCGACCCCTTCGACATCGACGCTGGTGACATCACGCTGCGTAACATGGTGATCACTCGGTTATCGCGCACTAAAGACCCTAGCAATGAGAATGGGTTGATATTCATCGCCGACTTACAAGAGTTGATCACGCTCGAACGTATCGCGTTTGTCGGTCCCCCGACACCCGCTGAACTGCGTGAGGGTGATCCGTCTAAGTCAGCGATCACGCGGGCGATTAATCGCGGTCAGAAAATGATTGCAGACACGAAGGCTGCCGTCACAGCACAAGTTGATGCTGTTCTTGAGAGTATTTTCTAATGGTTGAAATCCCGATTCTCAACGGCTCGACCAATGCGCATCAGCGGTTTTCGATCCAGCTCGGCGTGAACTTGATCAACTTTGAACTGGATTACGTTTCGTATCTTGACAATCCCGCATGGTCGATGAATCTGTACCGAGATGGTTCACCACTGGTACGCGGTGCGATGCTTGAGCCCGGGTGCGATGTGATCGCAAACTACCGAGCTAACATCGGGATACTCGTATTCGTGGGTGACCCCGTGACACTGGATAACCTCGGCATTGCGAATCATCTCGTGTGGGTGACCGAATGAGTAACGGTCGCACGTGGTCGATGGACATCAACGGTCAACCGTACATATCACCCCAGATGGGGTTCCGGATGTTCCGTGTGCAATTCGATATCCAGATCAGCCCGGGTGATGCGTTGTCGCTCGCTGATATCAGGCTCACCAACTTGGTAAAGCCGACCGACATTCAACAGGGTTCGTCGATTGTGTTCCGGGCGGGTTTCGAGGACGCGAACGACACGATTTTCATCGGTTACGTGACCAACATCCTACGTGAACGTACCCCGGGATCGACTGAGGTCATCACTCGTCTCATCTGTAAGTCAGGCGACCCCGTCAAGGATCGTGGGTCTGCACAGGGGTCATACGGTCGCGGAACAAAGATTGTCGACGTCCTGCGCGATTTGGCGCGTTCCTGGCCTATACAACTGGACATCGACGAGACCCAGTTCAACGACTCCCCGTTACTCGTGAGCGGGTACAACACCAATGGAGATATCCCTACCATTCTGTTCAACCTCGGTTACGCGTACGGCTTCGAGTGGGTGCAGGAGCGTGGTCGCCTGATCGTGACCCGTCGCACATTCCCACGTACGGTATCGCCGACCCTCATCAACCAGTTCACCGGGATGCAGGGTATTCCCGAATTGACTCGTGGTCCGGACGGGTTGGGTGTGTTCGTCAGCGTGAAAATGAACCCGTATTTCCGTGTTAACGGTAAAATCACAATTCAGAGTGAGTTCACCACGTACAATACCGGCAACCTGTATTTCACCGAACTTGGCGGGGATGCCACGGCTAACGGTGACTACAACATTTTCGCGTTACGTCATCGCGGGGATAGTCACGGAAACCTGTGGACTACCGAGATTGACGGGATTCGCGAGGGTGCTGTCGCGCCGCCCCCAGGCACCGTACCGAACTCGGTCAACACCACAGGTGTATTGGTGTGGGGCGCTCGGGTTGATCAGGCGTTTCGTGTTCGCGTGCGTCAGATGGGTAGCAACCTGAACATCAATCCCGACTGGTTGATGGCTGTGATGGGGTTCGAGACGGGTTATTCATTCGACCCGACCACCAGTAACCCCAGCAGTTCGGCGACGGGCTTGATCCAGTTCCTCGAATCCACAGCGCGTGGACTTGGTACGACAACGACAGCACTGCGACGAATGACTGCCGTTCAGCAATTGGACTACGTCGAGAAGTATTTCGCGCAGTATGCGAGTCGGATCACGAACCTGGGGGATTGCTACATGGCGGTACTGTGGCCGGTGGCGATGGGTCGACCAGACTCGTACGTGATGTGGACGAAGGTCGGACAGTATGCGCGTGAGTACGCCGAGAACGCAGGGTTGGACGTGAACCGGGATGACGAGATTACACGTGGTGAGGCAGTTGCCCGCGTGAATACATCGCTGATGCGCGGGCAACAGTTTGCGCGTTAACCCCTTCTCTGCTGCGGCATCGGCACGAATGTGTATTGGTCCCTACCGTGATGGTGAACGTACCAATAGTCACTGTCGAGACGGTTCATCAGTTCCCGAAAGGTGTACAGCCTCGTAGCGAGTGTGCGTCTCATTTACGATCCCCCCCCCCATGCCCGAGTCCACCCGTCGATCCACTTGTTGGCTGACCACGGGGCTGTATCGCCGAATGGATTTGTGTCCTTCAGCTTGCCGCTCAGGAACGCCGCGTAACCTTGCTCGAATGGTGTCATTGCACCATCTCCACTTCTGACATCGGTAATCCGCAGAGCATACGAACTGGGACATTATAGGCACATGCAACCGAACGTATGAGTCGCTGGACATGGATTTCCATACGACGCGTTTGTTCTTCTTTCGGGAGTTGATTCCATAGGTGGAGTGCTATTAACCGTTGGATGTGTTTGCGCTTACCCTTACTGATCATTCTCGTATCACTCCCGTGCTGGTGTACCGACACTGTATCACCCGTGACGAATCCGTCAATCCCTACCGATTAAAAAGCCCGCCGAAGCGGGCAACATATCAACACAATCAGGGAGGTTGTACAGTCGCATTTAATGACGTGACTGTCAAGCGTCGTCAATGTATTATCATGTCCATATTTAATGGGGTCGACACATGGCGCATACGCGGGCACAACAGCCACAAATGCTACGGGAAGCGTTCCGGGAAATGATGAAGGGTGTCGCCACCTCGGTGCCCGGTCACATTCTCGCGTTTGATCCCGCAACCCAGCTCGCCCAAGTGCAGATCGGTATAACCCGTGTGGACTTGAGCGGTGCGACGTTCGACCCACCAGCGATCATCGAGACACCCGTATATTTTCCGGGTGGTGCGTATCATCTGGAATACCAGATCGACCCTGGTGACGAGGGCGACATCCTGTTCAGTCAGCGGTGTGTTGACGGGTGGTTACAGACGGGTGGTATTGCCGCGAATCCCATCGGTCGTTTCCACGACCCACAGGATGCGTTCTTTCTCCCAGGTTTCCGGTCACTCCCCAATGCGCTCCCGGCGTTCCAGAACAATGGTATACGCCTGAGCAATTTGACCGGGACACAGGTTATGTGGTTGAAGAACGATGGGTCAATGTCTTGGGAGAACGGTGTTGGGTTCATCCGGATAGGTGCCGACGGGATCGTGAACATTAACGGTGTTACAATCGATACTGCGGCCCTCGTGACCACGTCGAACGACGTTGTAGCCGGTGCAATCCACCTCAAAACCCATCGTCATACTGGCGTCACTGTCGGTACTGGCACATCTGGGGTACCGACACCATGACCGTTCGACATCTCGACGAAGAGACCGGCGACATCGTGACCAGCGGCGAGTTACAGTTCATCGGTGGGCGTGAAGAAATTGCGCAGACTGTCAAGACTCGTCTCGCCCTGTTCCTCGGTGAGTATTTCCGGAACATTCTCGACGGTACGCCGTGGTACGAGCAGATCCTCGGCAAATTCACGAGTTTGGATATCGCTGAGTCGGTGTTGCGTGTGCGAATCGCCGCGACCCCGGGTGTTATCCGACTGACCAGTTTCGACACAGATTTCGATATTGATTCCCGCACGTACACCGTGACTGCCGGAATACTCACCATTTACGGGGTTGACGAGGTAACTTTCAATGGCTGAAGTCACGGCGCAGGGTTACGCCCTCAAGACCCAAAATGATTGGTTCGACGAGGAACGTCAGCTCTATCTGGATATCGACCCGGCGTGGAACCTCGACCCCTCGACCCCGGACGGCCTGAAGCTCGCTCACGACGCGGAAGTATTCGGTGTGCTGGATGAGACGCTGCAACAGGCGTACAACTCCAAAGACCCCAACAAGGCCGTTGGTATCGATCTGGATACCATCTGTGCACTAACCGGTACGACTCGTTCTAAAGGGACACCGTCTAATGTCACGGTAACTCTGACCGGTACGACGGGAACCATTATTGCAGCCGGGAAACGCATTGAGTCAGCGACCACGGGGTCGCGATGGACCATTGATCAGACGGTGACGTTGGTAGCCGGTACGGCGTCTACTACAGCTACCTGCACAATTGCCGGACCGACACAGGCTGATATCGCGACACTCACGAAAATCGTCGACGTGGTGGGCGGTTGGACGGGCGTCAGTAACCCCAGCGTGGCTACACCGGGTACCGATGAGCAACTCGACGCATCGCTGCGTATGGAGCGCGCCACGTCCGTTGGACGGCCAGGTAACAACCAGATCGATTCGATGCTTGGCGAACTCTTCGCTGTATCGGGCGTACGTCGGGTCAAAATCTACGAGAACGACACGAACAGCGCCACTGTCGATCCGGTGAACAACCCGTGGGGCCTCCCTGCGCATTCGATCTCGGTCATCGTTGATGGCGGTGTGATTGCCGATGTGGGTATGGCGATTTACATCAAGAAGAATCCCGGCGTGCTACTGAACCAGTCGGGCACGCCGGTAAGTACTACTGTCATCTCGCCGAAGTATCCGACCAACACCAAACTGGTTCGTTGGGCGACGCCACTGTACCTCGACATGATCATCGCAGTTACGGTAAAGAGCGACGGGACGTTACCAACAAACATCGAGGATCTCATCGACGAGGCGTTCCTAGAGTTCACTGTTGGTACGCTGGTCCCCGCTGGGGATGGCTTCAAACAGACTGGTTTCGACATCGGTGAGAGTGTACCGTACCTGACTTTGACCACACCCATCAACAAGGTTCTCGGCGAGTTCGGCAACAGCTACATTCAATCATTTACTGTCAACGGCGGCACAGCCAACGTCGCGATAGCATTCAACCAATTATCCCGTTGGACAGCCGTCAACATCAGTACGACGGTGGTGTGATGAATATCCCTGACCGGATTTACGCTCAATATCGCAACAAGCCCAAGGCTATTGCGTGGTATGCGATCACACGTGAAGCCGCCGCCGAACTTGACACGGCGGCTCAGGCCGTTCGGCGCATGTACGACATCGACAATAGTATTGGTGCACAGCTTGACATTATCGGTCGTATCGTCGTTGCGGATCGTAATTTCCTGGCGAATACACCGTTGACGGTGAGTCAGTTTGGCGATGTGGATGCCGAGTTCGGTGATATTGATGCTGTGTTCAGCGAATTGTCCATCGGTACGGACTCACAAATGTCGGACGAGTTTTTTCGTCTAGTCATTCGTGCCAAGATCGTAAAGAATAATAGTGACGCGACAATCGAATCGATTCTCAACGGGGTGACATTTCTGATTCCGAATGCCGACGTTGTTAGGGTGGTAGACGGGGAAGACATGTCGTTCAGTATTGAATTTCAAGGTAACATCACCGATCTTGAACGTTGGGCGTTGCTCAACGCAAAACTGATACCAAAACCACAGGGGGTCCGCTTTAACGGATTTCTCGACAGTTACATCCCCTCGGAATTTGGTGATGTTGATGCCGAGTTTGGCGATACAGACGCACAATTCCACGGCTATGTAGGAGTTTGACGAATGGCTTTACAACGTGACACACGATACCCGGGTCGTTGGACCACTGGTAACGCAGCGCACCCGCAAGGGGCGTTCAAAAATCGCACCGCCCCCGGTTCGCTTGACGGTTCGTATATCGAACAAGATTGGGCGAACGATTGGGATGGGTTCTTTGCACGGTTAATGACCGTTGCCGGTATGACAGCCAATGGAACCATAGATACTGCAACAGCTTCGCAGTATTACGACGCACTTTTAGCGGCCATGCCGGGGCGATTAATCGGTACACAGAAAATCACGGCTAGTGGGACGTATACGCCTACCCCCGGCATGAAAATTTGCCGCGTCCGTGGCGCGGGTGGTGGTGGGGGCTCTGGCGGATCGGCTGCCACTGCTGCCGGTACTTACACGGTTACCGGTGGTGGTGCGTGCGGCGGTTACAGCGAGGGCTGGTTTACCGCAGCGCAGATCGGCGCAAGTATCGCGGTGGTGATTGGCTCGGCCGGTACAGCGGGCGCATCCACCCCGACCAATGGCGGCAGCGGTGGGGCTAC